CTCTTGGGGATGGTCAGCCAGACGGACGTGATCGACGCGATCTTCACGATCTTCCCCAAGGCCCAGATCGGCGGGGCGAGGGAGATCTTGATCCAGAGCGTGAAGTTGAGGTACTGCGTGAAGTTCTTGGAGGTGGTGTCCAAGAACCTGTGCAAGATCCACAAGAAGGAGATGCTCACCAAGAACTCGGAGAAGACCGAGATCCAGGCGAGGATGATGCAGGAGTACAAGGAGGAGATGACCCTGAACAAGAAGAGGGGGATCCCGTCCGTCTACAGCTCCTTGAACGCCGACGCCAGCAGGTGGTCCCCGGCCTTCGTCATGGAGAACTTCACGCACTTCGTCTTCAACTGGGACATCGACCACAACATCAAGGACTTCCTGTTGGTGGTGATCGTGTCCTTCTCCGACAAGAAGTTCTTGGTCCCCGAGAAGTTGAACGAGAAGTGGAAGAACAAGCCCAGGTCCGAGAAGGAGTTCGACGAGGACATCGAGGCCTTCAGGAGGATGAGCTACAGGGGCAGGGGGGTGGTCGTCCTCTTCAGCGGGATGGGCCAGGGGATGTTCCACTTCTTGAGCAGCTTCTACCACTGCGTGATGGACGACTTGGTGGACTTGATCATCGAGTACCAGCTGGTCAACTCGAACAAGTGCGAGGTGAAGCACACCACCTTGATCTCCTCCGACGACAAGACCAAGATGATCCTCTTCAAGTTCCAGGACGTGGAGAAGGCGGACTCCTCGATCAAGATGTACGTGTTGATCTTGGAGTGGATGTACAAGTTGGCCAACATCCACATGAACTGGAAGAAGTCCGCGCTCCACCTCATGATCACCGAGTTCAACTCCTTGTTCTCCGTCGGGAAGAGGATGTGCTGGGCGACCATCAAGGACATCTACACCGCCAACTCGGTCCCCGACTTGACCAGCCCCGAGGAGGCCGTGGCGTTCATGGTGTCGAACATCAGGAGGTGCATGGAGCACGGGGTGTACCAGACGACGCTGGAGGTGATGTGCAAGCTGGCCAGGATGCAGCTCATGAGGTACTACAAGATCGACGCGATGGTGATCAAGAAGTTGAAGAAGATCTTGTCCTGCGAGGAGATCGACCTCCCCCACCAGCTGGGCTTCTTCCCCGTGAAGATGGTGTTCGAGACCTTGATCTACGGCCCCGACATCCACATGTTCTCCTGCGACCCCAACTCCACCCTCAGGAAGTTCTACTCCGGCCTCTACACCGCGAACATCCCCTCCACCAAGGACGAGAGGATGGTGAACGCCCCGTTCTCCGAGACCACCACGGGGAAGTTCTGGATGGAG